CGCTAATGATTGTATAGCGATGTTGGCAGAAGATTTAGAATTTGAAATGATTAATAGAACAGAAGAATATACGGCTTCAGAGCTGGGAATATTTTAAGTAATAAATAAAGGAGACTAACCATGAACATAAAAGAGATTTTTGAGAAGCACGGTGACGATTTTTCAAAACTAACTACTATCTTATGCAAAGACCCGGTAGAACGAGATATTGAGAAATACCGGAAAGAATACGAAGGGGAGCATGACATTCTACTCCGACCGGTAAAAATCATTGGTAAAGGTACATCAAGAAAAAGGATTGAGCAGGCTAAGTTGGTTATCCGATATCAACAGAAAATTGTTAACATGGCAGTATCCTTTTTATTCGGTGACCCCGCTAAGCTAACTTTAGACAACAAAGAGGATAAATATCAGGAAACATTTGCCTTAATTGATGACGTCTGGAATAAAAACAAATTAGACTACTTTAATAAAAAGCTGGCACGGCGGCTATTCGTGGAAACTAAGGTAGCCGAGCTTTGGTATGTAATAATTGATGACAATAATATAAAGCATATCAAGGTAGCCTTATTATGTGATAAAAACGGCGATAAAATATATCCCCACTTTAATGAGAATGGAGATATGGATGCCTTTACGAGGCGGTATAAGTTAGAAGATATTGATGGTAAGAAATATGACCATGTGGATATTTATACTGCTAATAATTTTATTTATGGAGTTAAAAAAGGGGAAGCCTGGCAAGTAGAAAAGAAAGACAATCTATATGGCAAAATCCCGGTAATCTATTATGAGCAAGCTGAGCCAGAATGGGCAAGCGTGCAAAGTGAGATTGATAGGATAGAAATGCTAATAAGCAAGTTTGCCGATACTAACGATTACTTTGGATCACCTATAATAAAACTAAAAGGCAAATTAGTTAACCCATTGGAAAAAGGCGAAATAGGCAAGACTTTACAATTTAAAGGTGAAAAAAATACAGAAGGCAAAATAGAATATGGCGATGCCGATTATTTAACCTGGAAGTATGCACCCGAAGCCACTGAATTAGAATATAAAACTCTAAAAGATATCATCTATTCTCTGACCTCTACACCTGATTTATCCTTCAATAATATTCAAGGGCTAACAAAGACATCAGGTGAAGCCCTCCGATTTATGTTTATGGACTCCATATTAAAAGCAAAAGACAAAGAAGAAATATTCGGTGAAGCATTGACCAGGCGAATTAACCTATTAAAGGCAATATTATCAGTAACCGATGTAAAGTCTAAGCAGGCTTTAGAGGAAATGAACATATCGATTAAATTTGGTGATGTTTTACCAAAGAGTGTAACCGAATTAGTGAAGGCTTTATCGACTGCAAGAGGTGGCGATTCAATTATGAGCAGGGATTCAGCGGTTAGAGGGAATCCTTTGGTAGAGGATAGTGAAGAAGATATAAAGCGATTAGAAGAAGAAGAGAAAAGCGAGGTAGGGAAGCTTGGAGAATCATTTGAAGTTTAAAAAAATAAAAAGGGGAGGAGGCAAAAAAATATGTTTGAACATATAATATATTTTTTAATAGGTTGTTTTATAGTATTAATTCCAATGTTTATTAAAGAATATAGATTACATATTGAAAGAGAGAAAGATGAGAAAGAACAATTTATAAAAAATATTACAAGTTGGTTGAGAGATATTAAAGACGATACATATGAGAAAAATTTAGAGAATGAACCAACTGGATATCTTTAAGAGAAAATAAAGAGAAGGGAGAAAGTTATGAAATATAACAAATTAAATCTTGGCATTGTAGGTTGCGGGGTTGTGGGTGGCAGTTTAGCTAATCTACTTGAGGATCTTGGTTATAAAGTCAAGCGATACGACCCTGCTAAAAAATTGACTGACAATATTTCTACCTGCGGTATTATTTTCCTTTGTGTCCCTACTAAAGCCGACCTGCGATTTAAAGATATCAAAGAAGCGATAAGTTATGTAAACCTTAAAAACAAAAAAGGGATAATAGCTATACGGTCAACACTTATGCCAGGCATGACTGACGAATTTGCCAAAGAATATAACAGGGAATTTGTCTATTTACCTGAATTCTTGCGGGAGCGAACAGCATTAGAAGATGAAATTAAGCCTAATAAAATTGTAGTGGGGACTGAAAAGATAGAGACGTTCAAGCTATTTAAACAGCTATTCGAGCCTATAATCGATACTAAAAAAATATTAATGATGAAGCCAGTAGAAGCCGAATTAGTAAAGGTAGCCTTAAACAGCTTATACACGGTCAAGGTGGTATTTGGAAATGAGCTTTACGATATATGCCAGAAATACGGAGCAGACTATTACAGGTTATTTGAGGCTTTTAAGTTAGACAAATATATCAATCCCATGCACCTTGACCCGCTATTTGATGGTTATAGAGGGGCTGGCGGGAAATGTTTGCCTAAGGATATTAAATTTTTGATTAGGGCGGCAATAAATAAAAAGAACTTTCCGCATGTGATGATGAGGGTTAATGAGGAAAATGAAGATTTATTGGAGAAGGGGGTTTTATGAATAATATAATTAGTCTATCGGGTGGTAAAGATAGTACAACAATGTTATTAATGATGATAGAGAAAAAAATACCAGTTGACCATATTGTATTTTTTGATACAGGCTGGGAATACCCAGGAATGATTGAGCATATCGATAAATTAGAAAAATATATAGATAGGGAAATTATAAGACTAAAACCCCGAATAAATTTCAAAGAATTATTCGATAAATATGGATTTCCTTCTTTAAAAGGTAGATGGTGTATGGCTGAAAAAAGAAATGCTATAAATAAATTTTGCAATAAACATAAACCTTTTACCCAATGGATTGGTTTTAGTTATGATGAGAGTAAAAGAATAAAAAAGACAATGGGATATTGTTACCCACTTGTTGACTGGAAAGTAACCGAAGAAGATGCCCTAAAATTTTGCTATGAAAAGGGATTTGACTGGGGTGGATTATATAAGAAATTTAATAGGGTTAGTTGTTGGTGTTGTCCATTACAACCATTAAAAGAACTTAAAGCATTATGGTTATACTTCCCAGAGCATTGGCAGAAGTTGCTTAAAATGCAAAAACAAAGTAAATGGCAATTCAGAATGGATTATACATTAGAGCAATTAGATGAAAGGTTTAGAAGAGAAGAAAGTTATTATCAATTAGAATTAACTTAATGAAAGGAGGTTAATAAAATGGGTTACATTCAATATAATCATCACGGTGAAATAGTTACTGTCAGAGAAGATTTAAAAGGTAAACATCGAGAGCATTGTTTATGTTGGAAATGTGCAAAATTCAAACCCGAAGATAGAAAAAGTAATTGCCAAATTGCTAATTTATTATATAAGTTTGATATATTACATAACGTTACTACACCAGTTTGGGAATGTAAAAAATTTGTAGAGAAGCAATAGATAAAGAATAATCAAAAAAGGGGGAGAGTAAAAATCCTCCCCCTTAAAATCTAATTAAAGGCGAATAAATGACCATCGAAAACCAATTTGAAGTTAAGCATATCAAAAGCATAATAAAATATAATAAAAAAGTAGAAGCGGTATTAAACCAAGCCTCTAAAGATTTGGCTAAACGAATATCTATTTTTGAACTTAAAAACCCAACTGCAATTTACAAAGGTTCATTCTATAAGATTAATAAAGGGTTAAAAAATAAAGTAGATACAATATTAAACAAGCTCCATAACGATATTAAGACTAATATACAAGATGGGGTTGTTAGTAATTGGGATTTAGCAAACCTAAAAAACAATAAGCTGGTGGGAGAGTGGGCTGAGGGGATTGGGCTAACTAAAGACGGTATACCGACTTCGTTTAACCAGTTGAACTTGGCTGCAATGGATTCTTTTATCGCTCGGACTACAGCGGGAATGAATCTAAGCAAGCGGGTCTGGAACTTGGTTAATGGAGCGAAAGACCAGGTAGAGCTTTTGTTATCGAGCGGCATTTCTACCGGTAAAAGTGCGGCGGGAATAGCCAGAGATATAAAGCAATACTTGAATGAGCCAGATAGATTATTCAGGAGAGTTAGGCAGGATGGGAAATTGGTATTATCGAAAGCTGCAAGAGGCTACCATCCGGGGGCTGGCGTATATAGAAGCTCTTATAGGAACGCTTTGAGGCTTGCAAGGAATGAGATAAATATTTCTTATAGAATGAGTGATTATACAAGGAGACAGCAATTGCCATTCGTAACGGGGATAGAAGTGCATTTGTCGGCTTCACACAACGTTGAAGACATGTGCGATTCATTAACTGGTAAATATCCACCTGGCTTTATATGGTTGGGATGGCACCCGAACTGTTATTGCTATACGACCACTATCACCTTAAACAAAAAGGATTCTCTAAACTTTATGAAAACGGGCAAAATTGCTAAGTCTAATTATATAACTAAGATACCCAAGCGTGCAAGTAATTGGATTAAGACAAATGCCAAAACGATAGCGGGATATAAAAACACACCGTATTTCATTGAAGATAATTTCACGAAGGATTTTAAGTTAAAGAAAAAAATAATCGAGGTGAGATAAATGCCACTAGTAAGATGTAGGAAAGATAATAAACCAGGGTGGAAATATGGTAAAGATAACAAAAGTTGTTTTACTTATACCGCTGGCAAT